TTCCATATCATCAAGGTGTGGAACTCAACAACGACGGTGTCTGACCGCCGGTTGTTCAGTCCGAGTCTCAAGATGAAGTTAGGTGATGACATTGCCTACAAAGCCCATAACATGCGGCCGAAGTAGCTAGATACATTGACAGTTCGCAAACCAAAAATAGAGGCAATACATCAGATACGCGTGAAAGATCGTTGTAGAGATAGCGATCAATACCCCCTCCATTGCTTTTTCAATGGGATTAACAATGTCACGCGGACGAAAAACGAAACGCGGAGGTACAAAGAATTCCAAGGACAAAATGCAGACGATACGACAACTCTTCAGTCCACGAAACATAAAGAGTGAAGCTGCGAAGAGTGGATTCAAAGCAGAGATACTAATGACTACGCAGCCGAATGTCAAGGCGGCATTCGAATCATATTTCAAGAAGAATATTCGCTCTTCGACGTTAGGGATGCATGGAAAGAAGGCCGACGTTGTCATTACGTTCGATGATGGATCTAAAGCAAAGATCCAGAACAAGAATGGGATAAGCGACTTTCACCAGTTTCAGAGACTTCCACTCGAACGGTTTTATGAGCCGTTCCGGGAGCAGATCGGAAGTATGGTTCAATGTAGGTTTGTGGACAAGGGTATCACCGAAACTCGCAAGAAGCGGCCGATCTGTAGCCCATTCGTGGGTACACCACGCCAACCAACAATTGAAGAGGCACAAGAGCTAATTCACCAGGCATTACACGGTCTTGAGCCCGATAACTCCCCCACTCACTTGACAAACACCATTATTAAAAATGGTGAGATAACGTCGCTCAAGATCACCTCAATGGAGGACTTCATGGCTGAAGTTGATAAGAGGGTGATCCTACCCACAGTGAAGGAGGGTGGTACAGTGATTGATCTGGGAGGAGGGTTTACCATCCAGTTCCATGGGTCTCATATTGGTGACAACAACCCGGATGATCCACAGGTCAAGTTCACGCCTCCCAAGACGAAGCCGTATCCGTTCGAAACCATTCTATAATCTCGGGTACGCACGCACGTACAACGTTTACAACAATCGAATTACCGAGGTAGAACAAGCATTTTTCATTCGGCGTATCTACCCAGGTAAACGTGTGTGGGAATCCAAACATCCCCATCGTCTCCTTTACCGTGAGTCGGCGAACTCCATCACCAATACGATATAATCCAGTCTTAGCTCCCGGACCACCAGAGCTAGCACATACCGTGATCCCCGGAGAGTCGACCGAGTACACGCGTTCGCCCTGTCGCCCACCTTTGCGGGTTTTACTATTAATCACGTCAAAGACTGCGTGAGGATGGAATGTTCGCGGAATTCCATTCTTGGCAACCAGTTCATATCCCTCCGAGTTCCACAGTCTTGTCTCCTCGGGGTCAAGGATTGCGGACACCGGCACCTGATGTTCATGTTCCGCAGGGAACTCGAACGGGTCTCCCTGGGTTGCCACAATGAAGATACGTTGGCGACATTGAGGCGATCCGTATTTGGACGCGTCCATGACTTTGGAAACCACTGTATATCCACGCAGTTCCAACTGCTCCTTGATGATCACATACGTCCTACCCTTGTCGTGTGTCTCCAGGTTCTTGACGTTCTCCAGAATACACATTCGCGGTCCCTTTGCGTCGATGATTCGCAGGATGTCAGTGAACAAGTTGCCCTTCTCGGCATCCGCAAACCCTTCTCCATTACCCGCGATGCTGAAGGGTTGGCAATTGTGTACGATTATGTTTTCAACGACATAGCTATTATCGACCGCAACTTCGAAATTGTATACGGGCTCGTCTTCGACGGATTTCGACAAGATACTGGTAGGTGCGAACCACGCGTACTCTCCTTCGATAAATGATGTATACCGAGTGCAGCCCGGTGTAACTCGTATGCTATACGTGTCTCGTTGATTACACAAACGTCCTGCGATTACACATTTCTTTGGACGGTTACACTTTGTGACCGACGCAATATTCCCCAGTTTCAGGAAAAGTCGCTGCGTACCCAGTGCCAAGTCTGGCGACACGGTTGTGATACTATATATTCCGTCGGACCGTACGTATCCGTCTGCTCGCATATACCCGGCAACGAACTCCCGAATTAACGGTATGGGTGCATCCTGGACCCACTCGGGTATCCGCTTCCCATGTGCGTACTTACCAAACTGCTTTAGAATCGTATACCACTCCTGATTCGAACAGCCAAACTTCTTACATTGGCCTGTATCACACTTCTTATCTGTGATAGGCAGAATCTTACGGATTCGAGCATATATATCGTCTTCGTCTTTGTTGTTGATTGCAAATTTGATGATGTATTTGAGACGCCCATCCGACTTGGTGGACTCTTCAATCCATCCATCCCCTACAAAGTATCCCATCATAAACCACTGGGCAGGGTCATCGAGACGAAGTGTTTTCGTGTGCGAGACTCGTTGATTTACGACCTGGACGTGCGAGAACTCCGGAATACACTCGCGAGTGTTGACATTCATCCCAAAGTAGTGGTTCATCGTCAACGTTTTTGCGGTCTTCCATTCAGCTGGACCGAAGGACGTGGTGTATCTCCGGATTGCATTATCCCAGACCCGGAGCTTTTCACGGACGTAGAACGGGTGTTCGTCCGTACACGAAATGGTCTCTGGGTGATATTTGATGCGAATCGTATAGAGCTGTCCCTCGTAGACCTTCGACTGTAGGTTCAGAATGGAACGAAACCGACCGGTATGGGTCATAAGGGTATCGTCGAGCGTGACTGTCTCAATTGGCTTGTAGCCTGCAGCGGTCAATACACGAGTGCCCGTGACGAAGCAAGGGAATCCCGCACACAAGATGTCGTGATCCGGCACGTCCTCGGCCACCACTTCGCGGATGTCGGCCGCAGGGTTGAGTCCGTAGTTGGCTTCGTAGATCGAACGGGCACCTGCGTCAATGTCGCATGCGAACACGCATTCGAAATCGGGCGGGAAGGCGGTATGGAACGCACCCAGTCCACTGAAGAGATCAATGTACTTCATTGAGGTGTATAGGCTTGAACTGTGTAAGGTTCGTTTTACGATGAACAGGGCATCAAACAAAGCTTAATGTCGCCCAGGTTCGCAATCACGTAGCGGATCATCAAAAACCAATCATTTTTCATATGGATCTCCAAGTTGTTCGAGAGGTTCGAGCACTTGGTAAACAGAACCAGGTGGGGGAGACTAAACGTACCACTCACAATCTCATCGGGCTTCGACTTACTAATCGCCATGTCAGATGTTGAGTCACCCATCGTGACCGTCTGAGATGCGAACGGTCCCTTACATGTGAAGGTGAGGGTTCCCCCTACGTTCTTGACATCAACCGTCTTCGCAGATAACAGAGTCATATCGCGACAAATCTTCTGGAAATCCATGGATGGCATCGTGATCCGGGTAGCGAACTCGGTCTCGGGCATGTTGATGTCCGACTCATCGCGGTCAAGCAGGTTCAGCTTGTTGCGAATACGACGCTTCTTCTCCCCATTCTCCAACGTGATGCAGAGGTGGTTCGACTCAGACTTCGAGACCGAGAAGGTGATCGTGTCATCGTTCGTCACTGTCTTGACAATGCGATAGAAGTGGTCCGTGTTCAAACCCACGTCCAGCTTCGGGGCAGAATGGTTATACTCATACTGCTCAAACTTCGACGCATGGAGACGCATATGCGTCAACACCGTGCGTGTGTTGTCCATGGCGATCATGCGAATGCCGTCCTTGTCAAAGACCAGACTCATCTCCACAAGCATAGACTTCAGCCCCTCTGCTAGGATACGGATCGGGGCAGTCTGAACTGTCTTGGCAATGACAAGATCGTCGGACATTTATCAATGCTTACGATTTCTCCTGAAAGTCGATTTACGCATCTTGCGACGACGTGTACCACCCGGCTTCCATGGGACCTTGGGTGGGATAACAGCGTTGAGACGTTCGCGGGCAGCCTTCGTCTTCTCCATGGTTGCTTTTGCAGATGCAATGGCTGCGTTTGCATTATCAACTGTATCAGTGATAGGCATTGAAGGAGGCGAGACTCGAACAGCAGCAGGCACATCTGCTAACACCCGCTCAACACGAAGAAGGAAGTCGAACTCGAGTTCAAGCTGTTTGTTGGTATCCTCGGCCCACTTATCTTCCACGATTTGTCCTGGGAACTCCTGTTGAACACTTTTTAGTTCTTCCGCATACTCGTTGACAGATGCCTTCGCATCATCGAGATTCTTTCGGACAATCGACAGCGGCGAAACCTGTGGGGCTGGCATCTTTAACGCACGTCGAGTGCGTCGTGCTTCGCGGGCCAGTCTTTGTTCCTCAACCTTTGCAGGATCAGCCTTGAAAATGAACGTCTTGTAATGATTGTTCAGGTCGTCGTTTGTAATGCGTCCCTTGACCTTTCGTTTCAATACCTTATTGTTCTTCACAGATGCATCGAGAACATCCAGACTTTGTTCAGCACGGAGTCGCATAGCCTCAAACTTTTCCTTAGCAACCTTGAGTCGATCTTCAAATCCGGGAGTAATGAATTCGTTGGCCGGGGGTTCCACTGCTGATTCAGCTGGAGGCATCTCCACCGTAGGGGCACCGCTTGCGGGTGGAACAGCTGGGGGCTGAACTGTGGGGACTGGTTTGGAAGTCGGGGTGGGAGGGACTGGAGGTTGTGCAGAAGTAGGCTTCGGGACAGATGCCATATCAAGGTGGGAGAGGACCGGAACCACTTTGTTGAACAACTCTGCAATGCGTTTTCTAAGTTCGGGATCCTGTATTGGGGGCGGTTCCGCCTCAAGAGGACCGTCGAACCAGAGTGTTATGTCGCTCGGTGTTGCGGGCGGTGTTTCAATTCGATGACGGGCGATTCGGTCTTTGAGTTCCGCCTCCCTTTCAGCAAGAGGTGTCTCTGGGGGAATTATAGTAGGGGCCCGATTACTCAAGTCGAGTGTCATCAATCCTGTCGCAATCGCAGATGTACGTGCGTCTTCGTCATCGGGGTTAGGTGGGATTCGGATACGTAAAAGAGGTAGTATTGCTTCTTGTATCTGGGCAACAGCTGGATCAGGCGAAGGTGTTGAAAGTGCTTCATCAATGTCCTTATCCGAAACGTTTGCCTTTCCACGTGCGGCCGCGTCAAGAACCTCGATCCACGCAGTGAGACCCGGAGGAGGTGGGAGGCGTTGGACGGGTACGGGAGTGGGTTCAAAAATAGAATCCCTGGGGGGTTCCACGGTGGGTAACACTTCGGGTTCAGGTTCTAAAGGCTCGGTAGGAGGCTGGGGGTCAGGGAACGGTGTATCGGTTTGTACAGAAGATGTCGCAACAGGTGTATCGGTTTGTATAGAAGATGATGCTGCATCGAGTGCGTCTGTTTGCGAAGATGCTGCAACAGACGCAGCAGCGGCAGCGGCAGCAGGTGCAGGTGCAGGTGCAGGTGCAGGAGGAGCAGGTGCAGGTGCAGGTGCAGGTGCAGGAGGAGGAGCAGGAGCAGCAGCAGGTGCTTCTCCCGGTTTTGCCATCATTCCGTTCCGTGCTGGATTGACTGAGTATGCTGCCAGCATCGCAGCTAGCGTCGCAGCTTCCGCGATCATGGTCCCGGTTGCCGCCATTATCTTCACCTCTCAAAAAAAGACAGGTATACTACAATGGGATTCGATAGTATCGTTTTACTCTCTGTTGTCGAGATCTTCGGAGATTTCAACCTCAGGTGGTATGCGTCATCGAACCAGCTGTCCTACCTGTACTACGGTATCATTGGATACATTGGAGTCATCTATTTCTTAATCCAGTCCCTTCGCGATGATAACGTACTCTATGTGAACGGAATGTGGGACGGGGTCTCTGGTCTGATCGAAAGTGCTGCGGCATATATTGTGTTGGGAGACCGTCTAGAGAAACCCATCCAGTACGCAGGTCTGGGTCTTGTAATTGTAGGTATTTACTTATTGAAGCATAATTGAACTTATGGAATCCGTAACGTATGTTGCCGCACTCTTTAACCTTCGTAAACGCGAAGGTCAGGATGTGGATACGGACCACTTTAGCAGTATTCAGATGTATCTATCCGCTGCAATCCCAGTGCTAGACAGTCCGTTCCCATTCGTTATCTTCTGCGAGCCTGATCTAGTTGCCCCTCTACGCGAACGTCGTGGGTCTAATCCGACGATCTTTCATGCAATGGAGTTCGAGCAACTGCCCTTTTGGAATCTCTACCCCACAATTGAGAACAATAACAAGACTAATCCTGTCGTCTACGTATCTCCCGAGAAGTTCACGCCGCTGTATTATCTGGTGATCAATCACAAGGCCGAGTTTGTCAGACGTGTTGCAGATGAAAATCCATTCAAGACCGAGTGGTTCGCATGGACCGATATGCGAATCACCCTTCCAGACACCAAGCTATCCGGTCTGACCCAGTGGTGGGATCCGGAGCGAGCGAATCTCACGATGATGGGATTGATAGACCGCAACAGACTGAAGGATCGATACAGTTTCTTCCGGAACAACCATGGATGGATCGCAGGCGGCTTCTTCGCTGGAAAGCGTCAACCGATTCTTGACTTCACGAAAACGGTTGTCACAGAGTGGAAGAAGGCGTTGGACGAATGGTTCTGTCCATCGGATGAGACCATGTTTACTTATGTAGGATGTGCCTATTCAGATACAGTAACGTATGTGTCCTTTGGAAACTATGGGGATCTGTTGCGAAACCAAGCTGCCGTATGCCAACGTGCAAACGTGGTCTACTCGATTCAGGAATTCGCTCTCGTCAAAGATGAACTACGTATCTCTGTCAAGGCAGGCGAGGGACTCCGTCGCGGCTACCTTGCAGGGTTTTTGAATCATATGGCTGATCATGAGAAGTTTCATATTTTCTATCGATTAAAGTTGGCGTACGAACAACAGGGTCGTTTCGCACTGGCGGCTGAGATGGCCCGTGAATTACTCACAAACCCAGAGATGCGACCGATGATCGAACGGTTTGCTCCGCATCTTAGCGACGGCGTGTGAACGCACGTCCAGAGCGGGCGTGGGCCGCCTTCTTGCGAGACACAATGCGACCATACTTGTTCATCATCAGGTCACCCTTCGTCAGACCGCCTGGGGTCTTCTGGGCCGTTCCGTTCCACACCTTACGACGAGATCCGATTGCACGAAGAGTCTTCATTATGGATTACCGAGAAAGTTTCAGTCGGAAGGGTTCTGGTCTGTCCTCTCGAAACCCTGGCCGCTCAACTTTACCGCAGTAACTCGCATCTGTCCACGGAGTCGGGAATGGGCGAACTGTTTCCAGTCGACCAACTGGACCACCACCATGATGAACCAATAAACCACCCTTTACTTTCGGATAGATCCGACAGCTGAGAAAGTTCTGATCAAGTGCAATCCCACGATCTTCCGGGTTCAGTTTGTACGCTTCATACTCTTCGCGAATATTGACTCCTGCTGACTTTCGAAGACCCCACAGCCCACCCATCAAGGACGCAGAGTGTTCTTTGTGATCGCGAATGGTGTGGGCTGTGAACCGAGAGTTCATGAACTCATTGATCGCCCAACGATCACGCTGATGGATGCGTGAATCTGCGTCTCGCACGAACATCGTGTCGACGTCTGGTTCATCAATCGCACAGAATCGCTCAATCATGTTTTCAATTCCAGTCTTTCCAGTCTGCTTGACAACTACGTAAGGGGCACTTCGCAACATGGCAACCATCTCTGTTGTAACATCTGACCCAACGTAGACGAACACAAACCATCCAGGGAAGTGCTTATGAATCAGTTGAATGTTCTCGATCATGCCTGGATAATACCGGGCATTATAGGGACCATATAGACAGAACGAGAACACGTTCATCTTATCTTAGGAAAGAACAATGATTTCGGGCAAAACCTTCGCAGACACGTGCAAGTGGGTGATAGATACACGCTATCCCGGGCGGGCTGTATATTGGCAACTCAGGGCTAAGACGGGCGATCGCATATTCGTTAACGGTGACCTTTTGCCGAATGTACTAGACTCTCTGGCACACTCCCGCCGTAAATTCGTGTTCGTGATTCACAACTCAGACTTGCCGTTTGATGAAGCGAGACTGAACGCACTCTTGCCCTACGCCCTACATATCTACGCAATCAACACAACAGTCAAGCATCCACAGTTGACCACAATACCGATCGGGTTTCCAGATGCCGGGGTTACGTTTCTGTCTACGTTTGTACGCCCCGACGTTCCACGTGACATTGAACTCTACATGAACTTCAGCATGGGTACGAATGTCCAGAAGAGAGTTGACTGTTACAATGCGTTCAAAGATGATCCGCGAGTTGTCATTCACAGTAACAGAACTCGCAAAGAATATCATGAAGACTTATGCCGGTCTAAATATGTACTATGTCCGGAAGGGACTGGCATCGATACTCATCGCATCTACGAAGCGATCTATTGCGGTGCTACACCTATTGTCTTACGCAATCCACTTAGCGAGTTTTATGCACAGTATCCGGTTAAGATCGTAGACAGTTGGACTTACGTGTAACTTAAGATAAGGAGGAAATGGATATCTACGCGTTCATCCAGGCTATGACGATCAACACCTTTGTTGAGATTGGGGTCCACTTTGGCGAAGATACACGCAAGTTCCGGGCTATGCATCCGAATGCACGCATCATCGGGTTCGAACCGGATCCGCGTAATGTTAAGATTATCCGCGATACAGGAATCGATAAGATCTGCGAGTTCTACCCCGTCGCACTCTCTGATAAGAATGAGACTCGTCCATTCTACATGTCGTCTGGGAAGGCTACCTGGTCAAGTGATCCGCAGCACCGTGACAACGACTGGTCATCCTCTTCGTCTCTGAAACGGCCGACCGGACATCTGGAGATGCACAAGTGGATTACGTTCCCAGGTACAGCCATGGTTGAGTGCCGGCGTCTGGATGATATTGACATTGGCATCATCGATTTCATGTGGGTCGATGTTCAGGGTGCGGAGGATATCGTGTTCGCAGGTGCCGCGAATACACTGACTCGTACGCGATATGTCTACACTGAGTATGCCACGAATCTGTACGAGGGACAGTTGAATCGCGAGCAGCTCCTTGCAGTGTTTGGTCCTAATTGGGGCGTGGTTCACGACTTTGGTGGCGATCTTCTTCTAAAAAACACGACTATCTAAATAATGCGTATCCAAGACTTCAAGGTAGTGTACATCTGCCCCGATCATAACGAAAAGTATCACGCACGGAAGATCCATATGGACTCCATGCTGGCTACTCTAGGCTTTAAAGATGTTGTTCACTACAAGTCGGGGACCGATGGGTGGCCGAAGTGTCTGAACGATGCGACAGTTGACATTCTAACAACGTACATGAATGAACCAATACTCCTCCTCGAGGATGATGTGGAATTCACCGGAGTGAGTGAATTCGAGTTTGTTCACGGTGCGGATGCTATTTACTTCGGACTCAGTCGTTCGGCTGCCCATCCGACTCTTGATACAAGCAATGGGGACAGTGTATTCGAACCCTATTCAAACACACAGGTTCGCGTGATGAACATGTTATCGGCCCACGCGGTTCTCTACATCACACCGCGTTACAAACAGGCCGTCTGTGATAAGATACGCATCAATCCGCTGAAATGTTTCAATGATATCGCGATGTCACGACTTCAGCCTAGCTATCGTATTTTAGCCAACAAGACGCCTTCGTTCTATCAGTCAGCCAAGTTCAATGCACCGGGCCACGACAACTCAACTACGTTGTTTACTGCAGAGGCCCGTAAACATCGCGGCCTGTCAGCTTTTTCATCCAGTAATTTCCGCACCGTTTGATTTCGTTCTGGGTCTCCGGTGGGTAGAACTCCAAGAACAGCCGCGAGAAATCATACGTTTGCACTTTCATCTCCTCGTATTTCGAGACCAGATACTCTGGCGTAATCTCCGAATAGTTGTCAGTGTACAGAATTGGACAACCCTTATACTTCTCTTCAATCAGCGTGTTGCGTTCTATGATAGGTATACAACCAGCCAGAAGGGCTTCGTAATGACGATGACAATCAATACCATTGCCCTCCGGAGAGATGACAAATTTGTAAGACGGAAGCGTCTCGAAATACACGTCGGGGGAAAGTGGAGTGTTCTGTATCCCATTCGACTGCAGGGTTGTTAGAATGGTCCTACGGTTCTGTCCTGACGGACGACGACGCGTATCGGTGTATTGGTTCATCGCACATAATACTGTCTGTGAATGAGAACCTGGTTGAAATGGCTTGTAACGATACTCCATACCGATGGGAAACGGCATCCAAGCATCATCTTCATTTGTCGAGGATGCTTGTATGATCAACGATGATGGATTCTTCACATGTGTCTGCCAGGTAACAATATCCATTTACATTAAACGTCTGATTCCAACCTGTAAGTAACGCCTCATAAGGCTTTCGTATACATGTTTACTCCTCCCCTCTGTTTCCATGAACCACGAACCATTATGAATGCGGTGTTCATACTCCATACCTGGAATCACTACGAGTGTCGCATTCATATGAAAGAGGGCATAAAGTGAGAAATAGAGGGCGTCCCAAGCACCGCTCGTTCGATCACACATTGGCTTATCGGACATGATATTGAACTTCGCGAGAAATTGACGGGAGATAATCATATTCATCGTGTTCAAGCAGGTTTCGATTTCTGGCCAATACTGGCGGATCGTAAGCTTGTTCAACATGCGGCCGATAAACTGCGTGTAGTAGAAGTTTGGCTTTGCCGCACATGGAAGGAAGACAGTTGTATCACTAACCTCATGAGTGGATAGATAATGCTTGAACGCCTCAAAGTATTGGACATCTGCGAAGTTATCGCTATCGATGATCGCAATGAAGTCAGATGTAGCATAGGATGCCGCACGCTGCTTGTTCTCAACTGAACCAAGACGACGCTCGTTCTGATAGACTCTGAGTTTCGGATCCGAGAATGCTGCAGTAATCGCAGCGTAGTCTTCACCCGTTTCATCCGTGATCACCACCTCGGTGACATGCGGATTAGCGAGGTATTTGGGTATAGATTCCCTTAAGAATGAGAAGCGACGCATGGTCGGAATACATACGCTGATACTCATTTACTCATATCAATGATTGTTATCTAAATGCGTGTTGCCTTATGTGTGATCGCGATTGGCGATAAGTATATCGAAGAGTATTCGCGACTCTTCATGAAGAGCCAGAAGGCATACGCTGACCGTCACGGATATGACTTTAGACTTATAACGTCATACCTTTCTGAACTAACGCATCCGGACACACTCTGCTTTCACAAGTATAAACTCTGTTCGCAAGAATGGTCGAACATGTATGACTTTATTGTCTATATTGACGCAGACATACTCATACACTCGCAGGCACCCGCACTACCATTTCATATTCTAGGCGATAAGATCGGGATGGTGGACGAGTATTCGCAACCAACACCGGAAAGACGCATTGCAGTTCAACGTAAGAACGGGTGGGAAGATTCGGCAACCAAGTATCAGGAGTTATGTGGGTATCGTTTTGACACGAAACATGTATTTAACGGAGGTCTTATGATCTTCCAACCTACACACAAGGCTTTATGCGAATCTATCTTCTCGAACTACGCCCATAAAAACATCGGTCACCCCCGTGGCTTTCATTTCGAGCAGACAACAACAAATTACGAACTTCAGAAGCAGAACATGATCGCAACTCTTCCAAATGAGTTCAATGCGATTCTCGCCGTAGCAACAGCTGATAATCCCGGGTTAACGATATCGCAGTTTGTTGCCTCGAACTATTTTGTTCACTTTGCCGGACACTGTGGGTACGAATGGGTTGAACTAAATGGGGACAAGGCTTGGGTATAATCCACTCTGCGATCCTTGTTTGAACAACTCTGGACTTCTCCAACAGCCTACAGCCGACGGAGTTTGCCTAAAGTAGTGATTGAAGGCCCAATCAATAACATCATGGTTAACACGGGCATGGAACCACTTAAGAAATCCACGAATACCATTGGGAGATGCTATGTATGCCTCGGTGCATCTCGAACATCCGTTTGGAAACTCTGGGTTGGGAGGTAACCATAATGTGTCGCTAAGTTTCTTATGAGGCTGTTTCTGTTGATCTGACAGTGGTCCGAAACATCCAAACCCAATGAATGCAAAGTCTATACGTTTCTCACACATAGTTTCGATGTCCTTTCGGACCTCGGTATCTATGACCTCCATAGGATACATCGGTATGGCATCGCTTTCGAAGATGACAACATATCGATTTGACGCCGCGTACTTCTCCAACAGGACTAGATGATTAATCGCCAGACTGATTCCGTTCATCTTCTTTCGATGGTCAAACTTGACAAAGAGCGGATGAGACGTAGCTTCCTCTCCATAACACGTAACTGTTGGAGATATCCTGTAAAAATCCACAATAGGTTTGAGGGATTCCTTCCGTTCGGGTTCTCGTTCAACATCGCCAATAAGTTCAACACTGTACTCGGTTGTCGTCAATGCAGTGCGAGTGGATGCGATCACTTCTTCGATCCACTCGCCAGTCGGCTTAACAAAGGGCGGTTGATTCACCATCTGAAGCCAGTACTCATCGTCATCACACAGCCTTTGAATCTCTGAAACCGCAGCGTCGATATTGCTAGGATCGATGCAAACAAACCGGGATGGATTGATGTAGTTAGTCACCAGTTTCGATCCATAATACGCTGGGACTGTTCCTGCACGAAGGGGATTGATGACCTTCTCGGTGATGTAGTGGTCCGCCTCTGTATTCTCGAGTGCGAGAACGACGCGATATTGACGCTGGAACTGCAATATAGGCTGTTCATCATACGAACCGGGAACAGTGTATCCAATATTGTTCCTGTGCTTTCCACCCATGTCAACATGTATCCCACGTTTCATCAATTCATCAATAAAGGTATTGCGGAACTGAGTAGGTTCGCCGCCAGATGAGATGATCGCACATATCTTCTTTGAAGGAACGATAGTAATGTCAGTAGGATACTCACATGGTTTGCAGTAGTCATATGTCAGATACAGAGGACAGCTCACGCGGGGATGGTTACCCAAGATAAGAGAATACTGACCAATATGTTCAGGTAATGGAATAGACGCTTCCCCCGAGAAGAAGATACTATAAACCCACCACTTTGATTTGAAAACAGATGGACCGAAATGGCTCTCGAGCAAGACGTCCGCGTTCTCGATAGACGGTGCAACGGCGACACGTCGCTTCAATGCAATGGTCAACACGTGGTCGAAGAATCCGAAGTGTACGCCGTTGGTTCTCTCAACGAATCCATCCCAGAACCCGTTGACAAACACACGAAGTGGGGCAGACATTGTAATTTGCATAACCTGTCTCTATTCACTTAAATGCGTTCAACGTATACGGCAATATAGCAAATGCCTTCTTTCAACAGTCAGTGTGCACAGGATTTGTTCGTTCTCGCCACGTTGAATAAGAAACAGGGTGGTACGTTCTTGGAGATAGGATCTAACGACCCGGTAACGATTAACAACACATTTGTACTTGAGTCTGAGTTTGGGTGGGGCGGTGTGATGGTTGAATACGACCAGTCATATCTTCAGTCCTACATTGCGAAACGGCCGAAGTCGCACTATGTAATGCAGGACGCAACCAAGATTGATTATATAGCCGAACTTCGTAAAGCAGATATGCCGACTTCGATTGATTATCTACAGATTGATCTTGACGTGGATAACCGGTCAACTATTGATACATTGATTCGGTTGGACGAGACTGTTTTTGATACATATACATTTGCAACGGTTACGTTTGAACACGATGTATACCGCGGTAATTATTTCAACACTCAGAAGATCTCACGTGAGATATTTGCTAAACGAGGTTATGTATGTGTTTTCAAGGATGTAGATGGCGGTGGTGGTCCGTTCGAAGATTGGTACGTGCATCCCACGCTTGTTGACATGAGTCGCGTGGAAACGTTCAAGTCCGCAAGTGAACGTAATCATCTTCGCGATATCAAAGCAAAGTTGTCGACCTATCTCTGAATCACAAGTAGTACATCGTCATTGTAATTTGGGTTTTTGATCGAGAAGTACCGAACATCTGTTATGGGATACCGTCTCCGCCACTCTTCGATCTTGTTCCGCCATTCCGCCGTGATTGAGCAGATGTCTTCGATGATGAAAACGCCGCCACTCTTCAGCTTATGGAACGAATTCTCAAAGAACCGCACATTGAAATCGAACTCGTGACAACCGTCGTCAATGATAACATCGAATGGTTCGATAAGATCCGGTGATGACCATAATGTACGAATAGAATCTGAACTGCCTTGGTCTACGTAGAACGTTTTGATCCTGTCTTCTTCGAAGAGTATGCTTCGGTCAATATCACCGCCAAAGACTTCGGACTTCTCGAGGAACTCCTTCCATGCTCGCAGGGACGCACCGGGTGTCCCATTCTTTCCCATGTTGTATGGGAAAACACCTGTTGATCCTATTCCTAACTCAAATACTCGTAGTTGAGAAAACTGAACGGGTTGAAGGAGGGGATGGTAATAAGTAGTGTATGCATGTCGAGGTAATTTATGTCCACATTGGCTTATTCCCTCGGGCCCGCCCTTGTCGCTACCATGCTTCTTCATGAGTTGACATAGCGGTGTCACCCCGTTGGATAAAGAAACACCGATGTCCATTTACTACAACTCCCAATCCTGGCATGTATATGCCAACATTTGGATTTGTTTTTGAGTTGGTTTGTGGTTTATGTTGTGTCTTACGCTTAGTTGGAGTACGCGAGGCCACCCATGCCGCTCATGACGCGGAGCACGTTGTAGTTGACGGCGTACACGCGGACCTGGGCCGTGCGACCAGAGCGGACCGTGTTAACGGACACCGTGAGCTGCAGCGTGGCCTTGTCGATACGCGAGAAGTTGCACGTGCCAGACGGCTGGTGCTCCTCCGGCTTGAGGGCGAAGGAGTACACGCAGATGCCCGGGGCAGTCGGCGTGCGGCTGTGGTGCTGGTACGGCTGCACGTACGTGAAGTAACGTCCCTCACGCTCAGTGAAGCGGTCCTGGCCGTTGAGCTGCAGCTTGGCGACCTCAATCGGGCACTTGCCAGAGCAACGCGTGCCCGAGTCGAGGATGACCTTCGCGAGCAGGTAGTTGGTCGTGTCCTCGAACAGGTAGGCCTGGTCGTTGCCGGAGGCGTTGAGGTTCGTGTCCAGCCAGCTCGCACCGTTGAGCGAGGGACCGATCGCGATGCCCAGACCGGGGACATACGGGCCACCGTCCGCACCGCCGATGGTCGGGACGCCGAGGCCAGCAGTGCCGCCGATGTTCGTCGTGACACCCGCCTGGCCGCCCAGGGCACCGCGGGCGAGCACGTCCATGATCACACCCTCCGTCGAGAAGTCGTCGGAGTAGTTGAACGGCTGGCAGCCGTTGACCTCGGCGATGTACGTGGGGGCCGGCAGCGAGCAGTCAACGAACGAGTCACGCTGGCACACCCAGATCAGCTCCTTCACCGGGTGGTTGAAGTTCAGCTGGATCTTGTTCGAGCTCGACGTGATCGACTCGGCACCCGTGAACTGCAGCTGCTCGATGAGGTACTCGTGCGTCTGCTGGGCGAAGCGGCGACGCTCCTCCGTGTCCAGGTAGATGTAGTCGATGTAGAGCGACGCGGCCGTCAGCGTCTGGATCGCCGTCGGGACCGAGCCAGAGCTGAGCTCGTAGTAGCAGCAGTTGGTCCACTGCTCGAACTCCACATTGATGCGGACCTCGTGGTACTGGAGGGCGATCAGCGGGATGGCCAGGCCCGGGTTACGGCAGAACCAGAACTGGAGCGGGATGTAGAGCGTGCGGGCCGGGGTGCCGGCACGGGGGGCACACGAGTTCGTCAGCTCGGCACCGGCACAGGAGACGTCCAGGGCATAGCCCTTGCGGTCCTTCATCAGCACGAGGTCGTGCGTGTTGCCGATCATCTCGTCGAGGGCCTTGATCGTGCCGACGTCCTGGGTCAGCTGCGTCCAGATCTGCATCCAGTCGCCATACTGACGGTCGATACGCTGGCCGCCGATCTCGAGCTCAACCGTCTTCACAACGCGGTGGCCCACGTAGTTGAGCCAGCGGAAGCGGGTGACCGTGCTGTTGTTGCTGCCATCGAGCTGGACCGCCGGGAGAACCAGCTGGATGTACGTACGGAACATCAGGTCGGCGTTACGGTTGATGATCGCCGTGACACGCTTGTTGAAGTCCGCCTGGCCGTTGAACGTCACCTCAATCGACTCCATGGCGAAGTTCGTGTGACGCTTGAACAGCACCTTCCAGAAGGTGATCTGGGGGTTGCCCGAGATGTAGATATCCTGTGCACCGTACGAGACGAGCTGAAGAAGACCGCCACCCATATTGACTGTGTATGTTAGGATGCGTGAAAAAAGAAGAAACGTTCACACGCGGAAATAGCAAGAAAATATTTACAGGTAAGGAGGATAAGTGAGTAATGGTGAAGTGTGAGACCTGTTCGCGAGTGGCTTATTACGGGCTTCCGGAAAATCTAGCGAGGTTCTGCCGGAACCATCGAACTGAAGGAATGATCAATCGCATTGGAAAGCTATGCGAGTACGTCGGTTGTACATCAACATCTCGGGCTTTTAACCTCCCCGGACTGAAGGGGGCCTTCTGCAAAAAGCACAAGACCTCTGAGATGGTGAATGTTGTGAATCAGCGATGCAACCAAGATGGATGTAGTTCCACATCCGTTACGTTCGACATACAGGGCGGTAAGGGGCGTTTCTGCAAAGAACATGCTACATCGTTGATGGTGAATGTCAAGAATCCCACATGCGAATATGAGGGATGCGAAACTATGTCGCGTAACTTTGACGTTCCGGGCGGAAAAGGCAAGTTTTGCGGCGAGCACAAACTAGATGGAATGGTTGATGTACGGAATGCAAACTGTGAACACGACGGATGTACGACTAAACCTATGTATGGAGAGAAAGGCAAACCAAGCCGCTTCTGTGCGAAACACAAGCTAGATGGCATGTGTAGTCGACAGGCATGCGAGTTCGAAGATTGTATGATAGGGGCTTCGTTCAACTACCAACATGACACCAATTTCAGGTTCTGTACCACTCACAAACTCGAGGGAATGGTGAACCTAAAAATACGGTATTGTCAACACACTGGATGTAAAAAGGCACCGTCGTTCGGATTCAAAGGTCACTCACCGACCCACTGTGCGGGACATAAGGAAGATGACATGATCAACGTCGTATCAAAGTATTGTGAACACAACGGTTGTGATATAACGGCAAGTTTCGCATTCAACGGCGAGAAACAGCGGTTCTGTCAAACGCATGCCGAAGAGGGAATGGTCGGAGTACTTGCACGCGGTTGCATCCATGAAGGATGCAAGTCAACATCTCAGAACTATGATGTTCCTGGCGGCAAGGGACAGGTTTGTACCACCCACAAAGAACCCGGAATGATCGACGTGAAGTCGAGGCGATGCGAAGAGTGTGCGTCAATTGCACAAGTCGGAAAGCCCGGAAGTCAGCGTTCTCATTGTAGAGTTCATCGCAAACCCGGCATGATAACCCTTCCTCGTGCGAGATGTTTGGTCTGTCGCAAGCCGGCCTTCTACGGCGTGAACTACATCCCGCGGCGGTGCGAGGCCCATAAGACAGATGAAGATCAAAACCTGATTGAACGAGAGTGCGTATCATGCAAACTGATCATGGTTCTCAATAAGGATGATAAGTGCGAGTTTTGTGTTCCACATACGTTCGAGACAAACCGTCTTGCGAAGCAGAATGCCCTGATGGCATATTTGGACTACTATGGACTAACAGGCGAGTCAACCGACAAGGTTGTGAATGACAGAGACTGTGGTCGCGAACGCCCCGACCGCGTCTTCGACTTTGGCGATAAGATTGTGATCCTGGAATGCGATGAACATCAGCATAAGGATAGACAATGTTCATGTGAACAGACCCGCATGGTCAATATTTCACAGGGCTACGGTGGACTCCCAGTCTACTTTATCCGTTGGAACCCAGATCCTTATGCACCGGGTGTAGATACGAAGAAGCAGGAGTCAATCGAGAAACGACACAAGATTGTATGCACGTATCTTCGCGATATTCGACGCACTATAGTCACCCTTCCCAAAGGGTTATTGTCTGTGTTCTACATGTTTCATGACGGTTGGAATTCCTTGAATGATACTGAATGGGAAGTGATTACGCCATTTTCACAGACAAACTCCGATTAATCAAATGCGAATCTACGCTGTCAACTGTGACCCCGGTCGCGGTGAAAGGCTCAAGGCAGCCGCAGCACCCCTGAACCTCGACATTGTCCTGGTTCAAGCCCCTCTTAAGGACGACGCCGAAGTGGTGCGTCGTGGGGCGACCTGTTTCGCACGCGATACATCCTATCCCACAGGATGTGCAGCCACTCTTGGACATATTCGCTGTATGCAGGCCCTTGTTGATTCGGGGGAGCCGCTCGGAATCATCATTGAGGACGATGTTAGGTTTCACAAGTGCTTCAATGAAGTTGTAGAGGCAGTCACGCCCCACATGTTGGCAGGAAATACGGATATCCTCTCACTTGGATACATCAACATTCCTCAGGGAGAATACTACATCACAGGAGGACATCATATGATTCGCAATGTTGGAGTCTCGAATCCATGGGGTGCACAGTGTTACATGATCACGCGGGAGTGGGCTGCGAAGTTCTGTAAGATCTTCGAGGTGGATGATGTGTCAATTCCGTATCAGTCTCACTTCGTAACTGATTGGGTCATGTTTGATCCAGTTCTCGGAGTGCGTCGAGATGCATTGATGCTTCCGATTGCCGTCGAGGGACCGTCTGAGCAGTCGATTGCAGGGTTTAATCAGGGCAAGCCTGATCTGTTTCAGTATGTCAGTCGCGATATCTTCTATCTATGATAGCAGGCACGGCATACAGAACTGTACATCTCCGCACCTCCGATCGCGATCTGCGGGTAGCCAGACACATGCCTCTTTGAGAAAAAGGAAGGTTCGCCACATGCACATCGACCATTCAAATTAACAACCTCATTTGCCAGTGGAATCGTATTGAGAATCTCACCAAATGGACGCCGATCTGAGTCGCCAGAAAGACCGATCAGATAGACGAACTTCCCGAGCGTATCCACGGCATACTCAACGAACGGAACTAACCCTTGAAAAAATTGGGCTTCGTCAATGATAACGGTTTCGTAGTTAGCCATGAATTGTTCGGTCAACCCATTCAGTGTTGATGTTTCGAAACAGGGTAAAGAGATACCATCATGTGTCGTAATGTGATTGGGAATGGACCGAGTATCGCGAGTAGGCTTCACAATCAGAACACGCATGTTCTTTGAAATGTACAAGGCTGCAACCTCGATTGCATACGATGTCTTTCCTGAAAACATGGGACCGATCACGACTTCCAGAGACATTTACTTACTCCTGCCCAATAAGTGAAAATGGACACAGACCAAGCCTTGGCCTTAGGTATCGCATGTGTCGGATTTGTCTGTGTTATTGCATGTTTGATTTACGGTGCCAACCGTATTTGGGGTAGGCGGTATCGGCCGGTTTCATTGTCAGATGATATCGCGTAATGTTCATTTGTTTTACGTCATTCAAGAATCGTACGGGCTATGATGTGCATTGCCTCCAACTCCTGGACCCACAATTTCATTGCGTAGGGGATCGTCTTCTGAACGAAGTCGGTCTTGTTCCCACATGAGCCGCACGAGTAGAGTCCCTCCTGTGGATTGACAACTGCGAGTGTTCCACAGGTCTTGCAGATTCCTGTGAGGAATGGATCAGACACATCCATCAGACGCTCTTTCGTGAACGCAGATGCACCGTGAGAGATCATGCAGTCACGCTCCATCTCACCCACGCGAAGACCTCCATCTCGAGACCGTCCTTCACAAGGCTGACGAGTCAGAGAGACAATCGGACCGCGGGCACGAGAGTTACCAGTCCATACAGGCTTGCCGTTGCGACGGACATAGAACACGTGTCCAGGGACTTCTAGGCAGAAGACTTTGCCATTGAATGGGACCATCTCTTCACGCTGTCCACGTTGAGTCTTGTGATGACCGTGGTTCATTGCAGGTCGATTTTTCGACTGAATGAATGATACTAACCACAGGTCTTGTGTCGTCACACCCGAATGATTTCCAATTGCGTAGGGGGTTCCGGCTGCTGTGTGGAGACGCTTGTTTGCCGACCATCCTGCATGGAGTGCGAGTCGCTGGATGTCATCGGCAAGTCTTATGGACGATGTTGAATAGAAGAGAGACCCAGATCCACCCGTATGACCATCGCTGAGAAGCAGACCCGAGATAAGAGTCAGTGACTGCTCTTTGTTCAGCTTCCATACCCACTCGGGCAAGTACTTGTTTGTCGCACCGACGCTCAGCGGACGCATGTACTCTCGGAGGTTCTTGTCAGAGATATCCAGCTTGCATGAGTTCGGACAGTACCGGTATGTCAGATTGAGCCGAGGTAGACACGCCTCAAGTGCAGACTTGACTCGTGGTTTGTTGGCTGCAATGGTTACACGACTATCAGTACACCACCCATCTCCAATCCATATTCCGAAGAAGGTTAGCCATGCCTCCATGTCGACTGCACCTAGACCGGATAGACTGAGTTGGTATGCGGGCACTGACCAGTCGCCATCCTTCTGATACTTTACATGCTTTCCCATAATGTCTGCAGCCTCGTGGAATCCATACCTCCACTCTTGCTTACGAGTGTAGGATTTAGCCACCCACATCTGATGGTTCGGAGTCACCTTCAGACTGATCTGATTGGCTTCCACTTCATACATATCGCCTTCGTAATCATACTCAAACGTCTGGAGCGGGTGTTCGTACACAACGTTTCCTTCCTGAAGCGTAGCTACCTTGTCCTCGAGCGTAACCTCGTCGATTGGCTTCCATCCCGTCGTCGTCAAAACATCATGGTCATTAGTCATACAGTGGGCCTTGTCGATAACCATGTGCTTCAAACGCTGATAGAAGGTCGGACCCATGAAGATCTCGGCTTGCATCATCTCACCAGTCTGCCCGTTATAGAGGATCTCGTTTCCGTAGGGGTGCATGCCCAGTTCCAGCATCTGTGCCCGCAGCTCCTCAACCTTCAAGTGCGAGTATGGCGTTCCGTCGCCCAGTGTTCCCTTTCGAACTGAAATCTTACCGAAGATACACTCCATCAGCTGTGCAATGGTCATACGACTAGGAACAGCGTGTGGATTCATAATCAAGTCAGGACGAAGACCCGAGCCAGTGAACGGCATATCCTCTTCGTTCAAGAGCATTCCAACCGTTCCCTTCTGTCCGTGACGTGAGCTGAACTTATCGCCGATCTGAGGAATACGCTCGGAGACGATTCGCACCTTTACGAAGGGATACCCATCCGAGTTCTTATCCTGCCAGACACCGTCGATACGCCCAGCCTCTGCGTTCTTGTGCGTGGTTGACGCATCCCTGAACGAATAGCCGGCGGTATCGTGGCGGAGGTTCACAACCTTTCCAATGACGACATCGTTCTCCTGAATATTCGCGTGAAGGATCGGAATGCCATTCTCGCCGATTGCTGCGTAACTTGTGTTCTTGAACTTGCGAGTATTGTGCTTCTGCGGACGCATGAACTTCTCCTCACGTCCAGAGGTCACGTTACGATGCTCCTCGTCCTTGTACATCGTGTAGTAGAGTCCGCGAAACAGACCGCGGTTGACTGATGACCGGTTCATAATGATCGAGTCCTCCTGGTTGTATCCGCCGTAGCACGCAATCGCTACGATCGCATTCATACCGAACGGCATCTCCTGCATTTTGAGAATGTTCATCGAGCGAGTCTCCACGATCGGTCGGGAGATAGAGCAGAGAACATACGCGTTCTTGTCCAGTCGCTTTGCGAAGTTCGTTGCATAGACGCACATCGACTGCTTGCCCATAGCTGACTGATAGGTGTTTCGAGGCGACTGATTGTGATCCGAGAGAGGAATCGTGCCTGCCATGTGTCCGATCAGCATCGACGGGTGAATCTCGTGGTGAGAGTGAGACGTGACCTGCTCCTTCGTCAGGGCAATGCGAAGTGTCTCAGTCTCTGACGCATCGATGAACTCGATACACGACTTGACCCACTCGTTCCAGTCACTGCGGTTCTCGGGATACGGTGCACCTACGCGGAACACCGGACGCACAACACGACCTCCGTCCGTCTCGATGAGAATGCTGTTCAGAAGCGTATACCATGCGATGGATGTGTGTGGATGAAGACGAGAGGACGTCTTCGCTGCCCGCATCTCGGTCACAAGTTCCAGAGGCTTCGTCGTGTATGCGAGGAGAACGCCGTTCACCGTAATCGATGTTCCCTCGTAGACCTTTGTGGTCGTGATCCAGGTTACGCCAGACTCGGTGAGGAAGTGAAGCACTGTGGACGATGGAACGTGTTGCGAGACAGAGGTCAGGAGAGACATCGTCTTCACAATACCTACCGAATGACCTTCCGGAGTCTCCACTGGACACATGAATCCCCACGAGGTACCGTGAAGCTTGCGAGGTGCTAACAGCTTACCAGACTTCTCAACCGGAGTCTGAATGCGGCGAAGATGGCTGAGAGTCGATGCATACGACATGCGTGCGAGAACCTGAGAGACACCGACCTTTGTCGCATTCGACAGGCTGGTTGATGACGATGTACCGAGACCCTGAACTGTGAAGTTTCCAGTTGCCAGGGCTTGCTTCATCTTTCCCTCGATCGCGGACATTTTGAGGATCTTGTAGAGGTTGTTGATGTTGAGGATCTCCAATGGCTGACCCGCCTTCTTCCAGGCGTCGTTGTTCACCTCCTGAACGAACTCGTTGCGAGTGTCATTACAGACCTTCTGGAACAGCTGGCGGAAGAGATGGGTGAGCAACGCACCCGTTGTGACAACACGCTTGTTCGGGTACGCATCGCGGTCATCGAGTGGGATCTTCTTACAGTAGGTGAGAAGAAGACGGCGAATCATGGCTGCCATAAGCATTGTCCTGCGGGCGTTAAGAACCTCCAACGGAACTGTCTCTCCTGCGAACTTAACGTGAGGGAGAAGCTCAGTCGTCAGGAGGTAGCGAACGTATGCACACTTGTCCTCCTGATTCGTGCCGTATTGAAGGTGATTCGTCAGGTAGCGGATTGCGTCGTCTTGCGTGAAGATGTTCAGCTCAGACGCATCACGGAACGAAGCAGCCAGAAGCTCGACGTGAGAATCGTTCTCGTCGTTCCACACAATCTTCGCAATCGTGCGGTCATCAAGAATGCCGAGGGCACGGAAGTAGATGACAACCGGAACATCCTCGCGGAAACGAGGCACGCAGGCGACCATCGGATACCCGTGTCCGTTGAACTTAGAAGACAGCCGGATCTCCAACTTCTTAGGCGGAGTTGTGAATGACTCGTGGAGAGACTTCATCTCGACCGAGTAGAGATACTTCGAAGAAGACTTCTTGTTCTGGAAGATCATGATGCGGTTGTCAGCGACCTTCTCCTGACAGAGGATTGTCCTCTCAGACCCGTGAACAACGAAGTATCCGAGAGGATCGTGAGAGCACTCGCCAACTTCCGCTAGACTCGCAGGGTAGTCTTTCAGAAGGCAGAGACTGGAACCCAACATTACAGGTAGCTTGCCGATGGAAATGCCCTCGAAGACGCGAAACTCCTCGTCGAACGTGTCGAGAAGAGGACCCTTGTAGGTGCGGGCGATGAAGCGAATGTCCGCATACATCTGTGCGGCGTAGGTGAAGTTGCGAACACGGGCTTCCATAGGGAGCATCGGCTTGACGCGTCCAGTCGCTTCTTGAAGGCGGGGCTTGATGTAGGTGACGTTCTCGAAGGACAGCCTGAACTCGTACTTGTACTTCTTTGTAGTCTCATCTTGTTCGTGCCAGACAGTGATGGGTGCAGTGGAATGAACGATGAGGGGGAGCTTATTGCGAACGAAGTCTTCGAAGGAGTCTAGTTGATGTTCGACGAGGCGAGAGACACCCTTCGCGAAGTATGCAGAGATTGCTTCCCACTCCATGGTATTGATGCCCCGGTTCAGTCGTAAATAAGGTTTATCCGTTTTGAGTAAAGGATGGCGAACAAGGAGATCAAAATCAGCAAGGTTGGCGGACCTCCTGTTGCCCCTAAAAAAACTGTTAAGAACGTGAAGACCTATCCTCGCGGTGTTCTACGCAAGACCGCACGAAAGATTGAAGGCGTTCGCGATCCTGCAAAGAGTCCTCCGTTCAAGCCCGGCACACTTCGCATCTTAACCTCCGAAGGTGAGAAGCAGAAGCGAAAGAAGATTCAGGGGACTCTGAAGAATTTATCGGACAGACAGGTTCGCGATAAGCTTAAGAAGGCAAATATGGAGGTCGGATCGAAAACACCCCCTCATCTTGCCAAACTAATCCTTGAAAGCGGAGCGGGGGCAGGAATGATTCCTTTGTAAAGACTAATGACGTCCATTTGGGGACCACTAGGATGGATGACACTCCATTCGGTGGCTTCGTTGTATCCAAATACTCCAACAGAAGCCGAGAGACTTCTGATGGTGAAATGGCTTGATCTGTTTCGCGACACAATCACGTGTCCATCCTGTCAAGGACATTTTGCCGAGTTATTAGGCTCGTACCGTGCACAGTTTCCGAATATGCTGTACACTCGCCGGGACTTTTTGCTCTTCACGTTCAGGGCCCACAACTCTGTGAATAAGCGTATCGGCAAACCTGTATACGGAACTGTTAAAGAATGTTTTGATCTCCTGCGTAAGAACGTTCAGTTCAACAAGTCACAGAGTTTCCGAATCACCTACACCAATCACATCACTCGTCACTGGAGAACGTTTCAGGACGCGTCTGGAATGTCTGCGATGAAGAAGATCAACGAAATCAAGAAGATTGAGATGCAGTACATGGCTGCCCGCTCGAATGAGTTCGAAGAGATCATCTCTGAAGACAACCTCATCTTCTCGACCGGAGTCCAGGAGCAAGCACGACCGATGTTCATCAGCCGTAACGTACCTAGGTTGGTGATGACTGCCAGTGGTATGCGGATACGGAGGTAAGGGGTCGCCCAGGACTCCAGGGTAGCGAGATCATAGGATCGCATTCCCATGCATATCGTTTCATCCACGGATGGCGAGTTTCTGTCTCTTCGTGATAATACTCATCTGGAAAGCGAATCCTCTTCTTCGCAGTTCGCAGTGATGCCGAGGGCAAAATGAACTGCAACTGATTCGTGCGATGAAAGGGCGGCCCTGGATGATCCCATGTGATCACTGGTTGTTCGAAGTCCATCAGTGTTTGAAGAAGTGGGGCGTCTGCGTATGGATACACCCAGCACCAGTCTGGAACGCGAGAGGTTGTAAAGTATTCGAGAGTCCATGCATACGTTTTCCAATAGGCTTCGCAGACAGGGGCCCAGTCAATCACTCCATCTAGCAACAAACCAACTCGTGATTCAAGGGCGTTACCGTCCGGAGCCACGATATGGGCGTCAGTAGATTTCCGTTTCTCGATCAGAACCTTCGTCTCCATCTTTACAGCTTGTTCTGGCGTCATTCGCAATGCACGCCCATGACCGTCTTCACGCAATGAAAACATTGCAATGGCAGGCATGAAATCATTACCGAAATAGCGAATACACATCTTGACATAGTCATCTACGGGGAGAGGAAGAACAGCCGCCAGGGCGGAAATCGAAAAGGCATCGTCGTCTCGAAGTAGGAAGAGGTTACCGAGCGAACGCTGTGCCAAAGCGATAAGCACCAGGTCCGCATCAAGACCGTAAATCGCAACGGTTCCTGGGGAGGGTAGAGTTCGTAGCCATTGAAATATCTTATGTTCCCCTTCGCCATGCTCATCTGTCCCTGAAATCTCGGCGTATGGGAAAGCCCTTCTCAACGCATCTGCGAGTTCTCGCATATACGGTGTTCCTGGCGAAAGCTGATTACGATCGAACCCAGACTTCTCGGCTGTTCTGAACCGACGATAGCGTTGTTGGACCATCTTCGCATAGGGAACTAGTCCATCGAACGCGATGTAGACCTTCTTCACGCGAATACGTTCGAGATAGATTCGAAGTTCCGTAATCACGCTGTTAATCGGATCTTCGTCTTTGATGGCTTTGTGTAAAAAACAGTTGAAGTCCATGCAGAGAACATCGGCTTCAAATGTGTCGTACGTTTTCTGTATGTGTTTGTGTTTACGAAGGAGAGAGGCAACGTAGAACGGAATGCCCATTAAGGACTCTACGCGGTTTGGGTTAAGGTTGTTTACCAGCACTTCCAGCTACGCTTGCCAGCCTCAGCCATCAGTGCCTCGACGTTCTTGACCACCATCGTCGGCTGCTTGGAGACGACGGATGCGAGGAGATCAGACGCCTTCTTCTCAGCCGCAAGGACCTTCGACGCGGCCTCGATTCCAGAGACCGCCGTCTCGACGACGTGGGGAAGCATCGTGTTCACGAACACGCGGGCGGCCTCCTTCTCGGCGTCGCCCATCGAAGACGTGCTGATGACGTGGAGCAGGCTGCCCTGGAGCATGGTAAGACGCTCGGCCGGCGTGAGCATCTCTAGCGAGTGGAGGTGCGTTGCGAGCTTGATCACGGACGGAACCGGGTTCTTCCAATCGATTGACTGGAACACATCGGCGGGGGCTGGCTCAGTGGGCGGGCAGAGCACGCACGGTGCAGCAGGCGGCTCGGCTTCGACGACCACCGGAACGGCAGCGGTATCAGACATTTATTACTCATGTAGGATATTCGTGTAAACTCTACCAACGCCGACGATACGAACCTCCCTTTCCAGGAACAAGTGTAGGTGCGGCAACCGGTGCGGCGGGGGCAGGTAACATCGGCTCGGCAGGCTGACTGGTCTTAGCCTTGTCACGCTTCCTCTGAGCCTTCTCCTCGTCGGTGAGCTTGACCTTCTGGGTCTTCGCCTTCGGCTCCTTCTTCACCTTCATTGTCTTCTTGACATCTGACAGTTCCTTCTTGTGGGATGCCTTGACCTTCTTCAGTTCCTCCTTGAGTTCCGACACCTGGCGACGCAGCTTGTCGGAATCAACCTTGGCTCCCGAATCCCTGCAAAAACTATCAACCTTATTACGCAACGTCGGCATGCTTATTACTAAAAAACGAATTTAATTGATATTCAAGTCAATACAGCAATGGAGTGCCCAGAGTGTTCGAACCCTCTTACATCGCATCAAGAGCACAATCTACCGCTTTGTATTGGATGCGAACAAGTGTTCTGTACGAACTGTTACTACAAGGCACGCTATTCATGTTCGTACTTCACGAGCGATGTTCCAGAATGTAACTGGCTGTGTGCTGAGGCATATATGACCACGCATCCGGAGGTAAAGGAACGAGTTGTTCGATCAGGTCCTAGGCGACGATGTGCGGTGGTTCGAGTTGGAACAGTTCTACTTCGCCGAGTCATGATGGACGGAATCATCATTAGCGACACTCCCGTTGACCCGGTTGAGACGTGTGTATATTGCGGATCGTTTGATCGTGGATATCCACACCTGACAGATGCTTATAAGGATGGCTTTGCGTGCACAGAATGTGCAAACGGTATTCTGAGTAGACTATAAATGTGGCTGTGGCTTGTTCTTCTCGCATTGGTTGTCTTCTTTTTGTATTTGACAAACCTTGGTCGTCCGGCAGTTCAAGGTTGCTCTGCGTGTGCGAAGCGTGTTGAAAATCCTCACGAGTAATAAATGTTCGCGTTTATGGCAGCCTTTCGTCCCAAACCAGCAATCGTTCCAGCCACCAAGATTCCGTCTCCGCCTCCTCCGCCTCAGCCTAAGTGGTCATCGTAAGATTTCCTAGGAGTAGATAAATGGGAACGATTCGTCGTAAGGGATACTATGCTACTCGCAAGGGAAACAAGTACTATGTTCGCCCGTCGACCATGGTTGATCGCGGAGAACGCGGAAAGTGGACCTCTATTCACAAGACACGTGGTATTGGACCTCTTCAGAAGGGTACACTTCTGGGATACAATGCATCATCGAAGGCAGCAACTCGTCGTATTACATTGAAGCGTGTGGTTCACAAGCATGGACCGCTTTCTACGTTTCGTAAGTTGAACGCAGTCGCGGTATATACGAAGCGTACGTCACCCACTCGGTCAAAGACGTTCAGGACTGACCGCAATTGGGTGAAAAAGAACTTCATGTAAAGACAAATGAAGAATCTCAAGTGGATTCTGATCGGACTTGTAGTCCTTTTACTAGCCGGATACGTATCTGTTTCTGTACCTGGCGTTCAGTGTAGCGGATCCATGATTTACTGCCCTGGTGTCGGTTGCGTATCTGGACCCGATAAGTGCAACGCAGGTGCAAGTGGTGGACCGGCTGCAATCTTCTCGATGACATGGGAGTCCTTTACGAACGGTAAGGATCTGTATCCCGACGTTCCCAAGTTTCGCGAGGTAGAGGGTCCTCATATGTCAGATTGTTCAAATGGAACACGGGCACGCAATGGTCGTTGCCCGAAGTTCCTGACAGCTTAACGAAGGCAGATGCACGGTGACTCCTCGAAAACAGGTGCCTGACGAACCAGAAGATGAGTGTTGATTCGCCCTGCACCAAAAAACTCCTTAACTGTATCCTTCACAACCTCAGCATCAAAATCCTTGCAGGAGAACACATCCAAATACATGGAGTTGTTCTCTTCCACAAAGTGTGCACAGATGTTCGAAGTCTCGATGAGCTGAACAAGCGTGTATCCCTTCTTGTTACCGGATCCAAACATGACGATCTGCGGAATTCCATACGGAACCATGTCGATGCGTTTAACGAGTGCCTTGTTGAAATCGTGAATCACCGCAGGATTACGGATGGTAGTGGGAATCACGTGTGCGGCGTCGAGAATCAGGTGCTTACCCCAGGTGCGAAGCGGAATCATAATGTGTTATACTCTTCTCTTGCGTGAAAATGTAATGAAGAACGTCGGGAAGAACCGACTTCCCTCGGTGAAGAACCAAGTGCTCAACCTGACACTTAACCTTAGCTTTGTTGCGATTATCTATGTTGTCATTGCGGGACTAACGGCATCCTTGATCCAAGCTGTGTTCAGCGAGTTCAATGAGGCGTGGAAAAAGCAGTCATTGGTATATCAACTAATTGATGTAGGGGCTGAGCTTTCGCTCCTAGTTGTAGCGTCGTTCTGGGTGACCTATTTTGTTCACTTCTTGGTGCCGGTCTTTGCAGTCGATACAAAACTCGAGTATTTCATTGAGACGTATGCAGGTCACATGGTGTTTGTGTACGCAGTGTTCTTATTCGCATACGACGTCAATGAGAAGTTATTGTGTATCTACGATCGCTTTACCGGCGGCGACGGGCACCAAAGGTCGACTGTTGTGTAGGCGTGTTCAGGAAGAACGCATAGTACGGAATGTACACTGACCCGAAGATGAAGTCAAGAATAGCCCAGCCGACCGACTGATACTTGTCATACGACAGCTTTGCAGCGGCGGCGTGGAGGAGGAACGCGAAGACTCCTCCGAACGAACCGAGGATAAGAGTCAGGACAGACCAGAATGTCGCAGGCTCAGTCTTGGTCGGCGTCGAAGGCGGATTCACGGCGGGGTTCGTAGGCGGGGAGCTCATTGTAGAGTGTTGCGAATAAAAACGAAATCATGGAGTAAGTCATGCAATCTCAACGTCTGGCAATGGATCTCCTTTTACGCGGACATACGAGTCACGGTACAACCGAACAGCGAATGATGCGGCTGCGAACACTTAGTCCGTATGAATTTAGAAACCGCAATCTACACAAGGCCCTTCATCATCTATACAATCAGTATATCAACTACTACATTGCTGGGAAGGACACTCGCTTCCTCGAGTCAACCATACGGTCCTACTGCCGAATTCTAAAAACGGATTCCTTCATTCTACGGAGAAGGTAAGAGCCCCCCAAAATGAAGCGTATCTACGACACACCTCTCTTCAACAACGCCAAGATGAACAAGCACACCTACTACTGCTCCAGCGACAACTGTACCAACGAAACTGACTACAATGGGGGTCTGTGCCACGGGCACATGGAGTCGCTCTCCTACGAATCAAGCGAATGCCCGGGATGCGGCAATGATATGTATTGCAGTGCCGACGGCTACTGCTCAAACTGCTGGATCGAGCGGTTCGGATGCGAGTCTCCGATCGAACACACGTGTTCTGGCGAGTGGGACTATGATCGCGGCATTCGTGTCTGCGATGACGAGTACTGCGACTTCCCACGACCGAGCTCAGTGATCTCTCATCACGAACGGTCGTGTGCCTCGTGTCACGAGCACTTCATCTCAAAGGACCAGTCTCGCTGCTGCGGAGAGTGTCATATTGACGCTGCAGTCGTCATCCAGAAGTGGTGGCGGACGAAGCAACCGTTCGCCTGGTGCAACCTCTGGTTCCAAGGTCACTGTCGCTCATGCAAGAGCTACTTCCCAACCCAGAGTGAGAGCGACGCCCACTGTCCGGAATGCAAGGACTCAATCAAGCTTCCTAATCTGCCTCCGTCGCCCACGGATGAGATCGAGGAGAAGCTCAGGCAGACGAGTCTGTCTTGCGATGGATGTCGCGACGACGTTCTCAATCAGCAGGGACATATGCACCCAGGCGGATGCCTCTACATTCCGTGCCACGAATGTGGTAACTCAAACTGCGACTGCTCTCCATCCGAAGCCGACTGAAAACGGATTCGTTAACCCCAAACAATTTTTACATGCATCGGCAAGAATGATTAACTACATCGCACTCGGTTTCAACGAACAGGACAACAAGATGCTTCAAGACGCAGAGCAGGCAATCACGGCAGCAAACATGTGGGAATGGATGAAGGACGAACCGGGTACCGGAGGGTACTCGATGTCAGACGGTGAGGAGATGAGGGCAATTCGCAAGCATATGAAGTATGACGGTCATTCGGGGGCGAGTCTTGCGATGACAATGCGGGAGATGCAGTTGATGGCCACACTCGGTATCGATGCCTACTGCTCGATGTATACACAGAAGGTCGCACCGCCTCCGGAGAAGAAGAAGCTCGTTCGCACTCCGGAGATGGACAAGAAGGTGATCGAGGAATATGAGAACCGGGCACCCTTCGCGAAAGCCCCGAAGTGGTCATACGAGTACATTAAGGCGTTCCCAGATGTCCTGCGTAATGTCCGGGTGGAAGAGTTCAAGCGACCAGGTGTGTCGGATCCGACAGCCCGTCGACTGAACTGGTAAAACGGAAACCCGCAGCATAAACTAACGGAGAGTGATGGAGTCCTGTACTATGTGCTCGTGCTATGTGTACGATGTTCTCCAAAACCCGATCCGTAGAAACGCGATGTTCGCCCCCCTCATGAGACAAGACCGTATCAAACACCTACTCCCAACGCTTGTTCCGGAAGTCATTCGATTGATCAAGCACAGACAACTACCTCATCGATTGTCGCACCCAAACCTGCTCTGTGTCGAAGCGGGACTTGCGAGGAAGCATAAATATCACCCGATCGACCAGCCACTGATCTGTCAGCACTGGTTCGTGGAGAAGATCAGGAACATCGGTGATCTAAATCAGCTACATTTCCACCACACGGGTGGATATTGTCCAGATCTAGACAAGTGAAAACGAATTCACTCCCCTCAAAATTTTTACATGTCAGTCAAAATGGAAGACTGTTCAATCTGCTACGAAGCTGTCGACAAGAGTACAGGACACTGCACCCTCGCCTGCAATCACTCCTTTCACATCAACTGTCTAACTACATGGACCGCCAAAGAACCTTCCTGTCCACTGTGCCGCCACGAACTCGGTGAAAAGGAGGTCGCCGTCAAGCGACAGACTACCACAATGATAGGTGGCATGGGTCAAGGTCTGTTTCACTCATCCAATATCGTAATTGAGGACGACGGACAGCCTGTTCCACCGGTGGTTGCTTCGCGGAAGATCCGCATCGGGAACGGAGTCGAAGTCCTGGAGAGTGATGTCAAGCTTATAATGGACCACACGGGTGCGTCCAGAAGTATCGCCATTCAAGAGCTTCGCCGGAATGAGGGTGATATCGTGAATACGATCATGTTCCTCACCGACGATACACTGCCACCACTAGAACAAGTGACGCGTCCACCACATGATATTATGCGTGAGCCCACTGAGGATCAGACGATGAAGTGGGCGTTGTGGCGGATGTTTGAGGGAATGGAGTCCGGATACCACTGGAACAGCTACTGCGACCTGAGGTCGCGCACCAAATACTTCTACTTCAACGAATACTGGACTCACAAGGATATTCATGACATCTGTGATGAGGGCATGGTTAATCGCGGATACGAATCTATGTAAAAAGTAATGGAACAGGCGGCGGCAACGAAGAAGCAGCAGGTCAAATTTTCCATTCAGGTTGTGTCAGAGGAGATCGATAAGATGCTTGCAGATGGAGCAAGTCGTCATCTTTTTTATCGGATCGTCAAGGGTGACATGTTCGTTCTTGAATACCAGTTGATGGATGTGATTGCTGATCTTCAAGATAAATACAGTGGGCGGGCATGGGTTAGTCGCTCCCCGGAGGGAATTGTGATCGACCGAGTTATCCCTGCACGATGATATGGTTCACGATCTTATGCCCCTGCAGTCCAGCAACTTCGCACCATGCGAGGTACTGTTGAAACGACTCTTCATCGCGATTGTAGGAGACCTTTGGGTATGCGTTGCGTAACACTACAAAGAGATCGGCTTCATTATGTGCGTTGTGTTGGCGAAGAAAGCCGATGATTTGATCGAACTTCGATCGACGCTGATCATAGGGCAACCGCCGCGTGTTGTCCATGAACTGCTCCATTGATTCGTTTACAGGTCGAAGTATTAAAACGGCAATGGGTAACTGTTTGGATGTTCCAATGATTCGTATCGGCACAGTAACCGTGCGAAAAAGCAAGTTCGCGGAGATCAAGACCTACGCCGATGCATTGAAGATTGCAGGATACGATGTCCCACCGGGTTCTTCTGTTCAGGCCCACACTCCAACCTTCGTGAACCTGGTTACGGTCAATAGCAAGTTCCAGATCGTAGACTATCTGCTCTACAAAGGGAAGATGATTCCTATAACCCGGCTGTATGGGAAGCAGTAACAATAGCTTCATCTCGCAGCTTATACAACCTAATCAGCGGTTCAAACTCGATTTCCACGAGGATCAGAAATCCTCCGATTGAGACGATGATACCGTCTTCCCAATCCAGACCCTTCGGAGTGAACAGCCAGAAGTAGATACCAAGAAACAAACCAAGTGACAACTTGAAGATCGTGTCGACAATTGCGAAGATCGGACTCTCTGCAACCTTGTGTCCAGTAGCCAGAAGCACAATCTGTGCCAAGACGATCGTCTTCAAGACAAAGAAGTAGACTTGATATCCCTTCATTACTTTCTGTGAGGAAACGGATTTAGAGGTGCGTTGTAGTTTTCAACAATGGACCTCGGTATCCTCCTCCTGGAACGACATCGACCGATCAGTTTCGTGACAACGCAGATGTCTAGGGCTGTGGTTGTGTTTGCTGGGATTGTCGTACAGAACATGACAGGATACAGTCATGCGATCGGCGGGGTCTTTGACAGAACTCCGATGACGATCTCGTTCTACACGGATCGTATTTCAATCATGATGGTCGGCAAAATCACAGACGAATTGTATGAACAAGTCCGTCAACGAACGCTCTTTGAAATCAACCGGGCGGTGTTTGAATCAACTCACGCCTAAAAACGAATCCGCGTCCCCCGACGGAAGTTCAGATCACCGACAAAAATGTTCTTCTGCTGCAATCGTTCTAAGCCTGTTGCTCCCGCCCCTACCTTCGACGCCCCCACCGTTCCTCTTAACTGTTGCGACTGGTGTCAGAATGACCTCGACACCTGCGTCTCATACAATGTGAATGCACTCAACATCAACACCAAGAAGCCGCATGTCTACCGCATCGGACAGTGCTGCGTTGACTCTGGTGAGCTGACCAATTACGTCTCCGACTTCAATGTGGAGTGGGGTTGTGATTGCGAGACATATCTCGAACCTCATCCGACTCACTGGAATGTTACCCAGATGTTCAACGAGGCAAAAGCCCGTCATTACGACAGTGATGCCGAGGGAGCTCGCGACATGTTCCGCTCAGCCTGGCGAACGTATAAGAAGCTCACCGCCGAGGAGCAGAAGCTTGTGGAGAAGTAAGTGTTTCCCGAAAACGAATCCAACACCCTAATTTATTTTTCCATTACAAATGCAGCCCCTTACTCGCACCCAACTTCAAAATGCCTCGGCAGACTATGCACTCGAAAAGGAGAGGGCTGCGATCCGTCAACAGGAAATCGCAGGTCAACTCTGGGCAGAAGGTGTCTACAAGAAGATTCGCGAGTTTGCTCGCGAGGGAAACCGTCTGCTTGAGATCGAATGTCCTTCAACCGTAACCAGGATCGGATTCTCATATGCACTCTGTCTGATGAAGCAATGGTTTCCCGACTCTGATGTCACCACGGTCCTTTACGGTGCGTTGAAAGATTCTACGCGGTACGGAGTCCGCATTGATTGGAGTGATAAGCCAGTTGAGTTCGATCGTGATCAACGCAGGTTTGAAAAGGAAACAAACTGGTAAAACGGATAGACAGTTCAACAGAAGAATGAAAGTCAAAATGTCAGCCGTTCCTTGCTCTCTCGTCATGACTAAGATGGAATGCTTCTACTGCAATAAGAAGGATACAGGAGCAGCAGAGATCTCTCCTAACTTCGGACTCAAATACTGCGATGACCACAAGGCTGCATCCGCCCGCGACTGCCGTGCGTATCTTCACAGTCATAAGATGGCAGCCCTGTTCGACGCATTCAACTACCCGGCTACAAAGCCCTTCATGAATATGGTGGTTGACCAGGTGACCTTTCCGGTGATGCGATCGAGTGGTGAGATTCAAGATGGATGGCGACTGAATGTCGCACCACCCTTTGAGCCGTCGACGTTCATCTGCAACATACAGGGTGTGTGGATGCTACCAGTTGTGAAGTATGGCGATATAGGGATTCGCAAGGATGTGCCGATCATCGACTTCATCAAGGTGGCCAAGTTTCCGGAGGATGTTGTTCACCGTGCGTTGGGCGGATTGGAAGCCGGAATCTACCTCAACGACTTCAACGAGGTGGAAATGGTTCTGGGTCACCAGGATCCTCTCGAACTTGGACTGTAACAGGTTCCGGAACGGGAGGGGGTGGAGATTGACGTCGACAAACACAGACAAGTATAAACATACTAAGAAACGCAGCAGTGCCTATTACAGCGGCACCTGGATCCATTAGTTTTTCAATGTGAGAAAGTGTAAATGGACCTCTACGATTGGAGCTTCCGTGCCATTCTCATTGAAACTCGACATGTCGAACGCCATGATCGAATGGCGAAGTTCTACTGGAAACTACTCGACAGTCGCTGCGTGGACTGTCCGTATCGACACCGCTACGATCTCGCAGTTAATATGAGATACGCTGCACGCCAGAGGTTGAAGTACGCACAATGGGTGAATGACCGACGGGGAAACATAAGTGGTTTAGGCGTTGGAGACCGTGAAGGAGTATGTCGCGTCTTCTACTCATCAGAAAAGCAAGAATTCATATTCCGTCGGTAGATCAGGTCTTCGTGGGTCAGGACTGGGAAAATAAGTCAGTCATGACCATCATGTATCATAATAATAAAGTCGAGAGGATTGAATACCCACTGGCTCAGTGGGCAGAGTGTGATAAGGATCGTATACGCATCGAGAAGTCTATAAAGGCGGTTGCAGACGTGTTATCTGTGATTCCAGAGAATGGGCCGGAACAAATGAAGTGAGTCGTATTTTAACACAATGGGCCACTCTAAAGATAGATGGATCCAGTCGTGTCTTATCTAGTTGAGACTGAGAAACGTGTTAAGGCGGAATTATCCGAACTATTCCAAAAAATACAGGTAGAGCAAACAGCCACTGCATATAAGTCAATTGTCGACTTATATGACGTTCCTGAAATTCCAGTTGGGGATAAGCATCCTAAGATAACCTATTCCCCCTGCGTACAGATTGAGTTTCCTCAAGGATACGATACAAAGCTATATCCGAACAGTGCATACCGAAACTGTGACTGTGGTCTAATGAAATTTACATCTGAGTTTAAACTACCCGATCATGAGAAGATCGTACGAGTTTATTTAAAGGTAGAAGATGACCAGAACAACCGTAGACAGACAGGAACTGCTACATTTATTACAGATTACGGCAGGGTGATAAAAACATTAGATGCGACACGATGGTTTGACCAATATCTGGGAACTGGCTATGTATATTACACGCCTTCACAGAACGGCGTAGAGGTCAAACAGTATAATACAGCTAATCAGTCTGTACTACAACCTAAAAAAATTACCCAACTTGATCCACTCCCGTATAAGATCCCGAAGTGGTGCGCGGACACTGTGCTGGCAGTTGAAACTCTTAATGAATCAGAGTTACAGCGAATCTCAAAGGACGTGTTCGTATTTGTTGGACGTTGGAAGGATCATATTACGCAGCATGTAACACTTGATACCGAGCAGCTTCTATCAATCAAGAATGAACAGGCACAACGTATTTCTGTCCTTGAAGAGGCGAAGAAAGACTTGGAGGTCGAGGATCGATTCAATAAGACACTTGTTAAGAAACTACAGGAACGAGTTGCAGTTCTTGAGCAACAAACTAAGCAGCTACCAGAACTAAAGTCAGCCGTTAAGGAAGTGATTACGTTTATGAATAAACAGAACGGCAAATCAGACTGCGATTATGTACAGGGAAGCTTCTCGGGGTTCATGTACGGTAAGACGTGCATACCAGAGGGTGATCTGGCCTATTATAAGTATTCTCTCGAGGAGCTTGGGGAATTCAAAATAGCTGAACGAGTACGAAATAGGGGTATACGTGAACTACAGGGGGAAGTTCGCAATGGAATGCGGGGAATGCGGGATGGATTACAAGATATTCATAGGATCATGAATGAGTAACTCGCGTGAATTAGTATCCCGAGTAGACAATGGACCAAAACGCAACAGGGGCTCTCGGAATCATAGCTTTTTTGATATCCAGCGGAGGGGCGATCTATGCAGCGATCAACCACAAGCGTGTTCGTATGAACTGCTGTGGAAAGAAGGTCGATATGTCAGTGGATGTGGATTCGACGGACCCAAAGGTGGCACCTGAACCTGAAACGGTGTAAAAATCCGAAAACGGAACTTTCACCTAACAAATCAATCTTTTTCAATGGCATACCTACAAAAGTTCCTTTCAGACGACAAGGTTTGGCGATATTCACATGGATCTCACCAAATCTGTATTATTCCCCTAGACATCTTCAACGGACTTCCAATAAAGAAGTGGAAGCACAACCGACCTCCAGATAAGGATCGCGTTGCAGAGATTCATACATATATGAAAGAGTCCAAGCGGGTAGACGGACTCATCTACCTCGCATGTGTAGATAAAGAACTGGTTTGCTATGAGTCTAATCACCGCCGAGAGGCACTAGGCGGCCTTACCGATGTTCAATCCATTCTCGTCGACATCCTTTGGGATGCAACCGACGAGATGGTCAAGGCTGAGTTCCTACGTCTGAACAAGGCAGTGTCTGTTCCCGAGCTGTATGTTGACGACACTGCAATCGTCGAGGTCGGTGAACTCATCCGGCTACGCGATATGTTCTGCGAGAGATTCAAGACCCTGAAGGTCAATACAGGTCGCCCGAATGCACCAAACTTCAACTCGGACATGGTTATGAATGAGTTTCACCGCGTGATGAAGGAGAATAAAATGGGTCCCATATTGTTCTGGGAGAAACTGATGTCCCTTAATACCCAGATGGCAACACGCGACCATTCAAAACTATCTCCAAAGATTCGCGAGAAATGTGAGAAGTCTGGCTGCTGGCTGTTTGCCCATAGCCGTGTGCTAGATGCGAAGGAACTTGTCTAATTCAATCTAGTTTATAACAATGTACACCATCGTCTCTTCCATCATGAAGAGATACATGACACAAGATGAAGTGATGGCAGAGTTCACGCAGAAGTTAGCAGATCTCTCCAAACAGGGTTGGGTCCCGTATGGAGACATCATGTATTACAAAAATGGTGTCAGTCAAGCGATGATCATGGGCGATCCGGACGTGTCGGATCTTGAACGAGTCTTTTTGCATGGCTCAACTCGCCCACGCATCATGAAGTATTGTATTGGAGGCGAAGGGTTTATGGGGAAGTATGTGGATATTACTCACGACTGAAAACGGAACTTTCACGCAACAAACCAATATTTTTAATTGAAATGTCTAGACCGGAACGTTGTGGTCAACCTTGGTCAGTAGCGGAAGAACATTCGCTAATGAGCATGCTGGAACGCGATATCCCCGTTGAACGTATTGCAGCCGAATTCAAGAGGACTGAGCGGAGTATTCACTTACGTCAATGTACCATTGCCGACGTGCTCATGCAGAAGGGTGTCCCAATCGATCAGGCTGCGAAGGTTGTCAAGTGTTCTGTTGAGGAGGTTGAGGCGTATCTTGTAAAGAAGAACACTCCAAAGGAGACCAAGGTTGAGACCGAGTTATCTCTTTTGCGTGAGATTCGTGATTTGCTTAAATCTAATAAGAAGGTCAGCTGTGTACGTTGCGGTCGAAACTCTCACTCGGCAGATGATTGTTTCGCAAGGAATCACCTGGATGGGAGGTCGATTGCGTAAAACGGAATTCATACGATCACGAATACATCCAGAATGTCCCCACCAGAAGACAAAATGACCGTCGATATGCTCGGCTGCATCTATCTCATCACCAACCTCGTCAACGGAAAGAAGTATATCGGACAACATCATCTACCTGTTCCAGACCGCAGATGGAAAACACATATGGCATCATCCAAACGAGGTGATCGTAAAACCGCATTACACGGTGCAATGCATAAATATGGATTGGATAATTTCATATGTGAACGTCTTTATGTATGCGAACAGTCCAAGTTAGGTTACTATGAAGAGTTCTTTGCCGACTTGCTACATACATACGTATGGGACCCTTCTCCTGGCTACAACATGTGCCGTTGTGGCTCTAAGTCAAGGTTGGGTATGATGGCGAGCGAAGAAACGCGTCGCCTATTATCTATCAGTCATATGGGCAAGACTCGATCAAAGGAGTCACTCGAAAAGTCTTCAGAGTCATTGCGTTTGTCGCACACAAACAATCCAGAGTTATGGGCATGGGCTACCGAAATTACAAGGAAGAAATTGAAGGGTCGTTCTAATGCAACATGGGGATCTCATACTCCTGAAGCGAACTCTAAGATTTCTGCTACACTTGTCGGCCGCCCAAAGACTGATGAACATTGTAAGAATGTGTCGAAAACCAGAAAGCCTGGTGAAACTGGTATTAAGTTTATTACCAAGAATGACAGTGGGTATTATGTTAGGGTCGACAATAGAGAGAACGGATTGTTCAACAGGAACTATCCAACCTTAGAACAGGCACAAGTTGCTCTTAACGAATTTCTTGAAAATGGTATTGTTGATAAACGAGTCACTCGGAGCGGACATCGATTTATAAGGCCACACAAAGATAGTGGTTGGATCGTATATATGAAGAACAAGAAGTATGGCAAGTTCTCTAAGACGTTCCCAACTCTAGAAAATGCAATCGCTGCTCGCGATGCGTTCCTTGCACAGACTAACCCCTCAGCCCCCTCTCCCGTAACTCACGCTTCTGCCTCCGAAGCTCGGCGTTCAGTGCGCGTCGAGTAGGATTCCGCAGCACCTTGAACAGATGATGATGTTCCCGCAAATACTCACTCTTTTTCATGCGGATGGTCTTGGTGCGATGACTCCCTCCTGAAATTGATCGAAGACCGAGTCCCGGTTTACTTTCAATAACGTCTGGATAGTTCTTCTCGAGAACAGGGTTGATCTCTTCCTCGTCTGCCCATTTTTCAGCCATCTCTTCAGCCACGCATTTAACTACAAAGTCTGTAAGGGGCATTGTTGATGTCTTCTGATCATCGTCTACAAGTATTACCCGACGTTCGTGGAAATATGGACTAACCGCCGTAGCTACAAGCTGGAAGACTTCTTCAACCGTAAATGTTCTCTCCATTACTTATTCTCGAGATTACTTTAACGCACGCACCGACAGGATGTATAGGAACAGTGCATTCACCACGCCCAGGATCAGGGCAGGGGCTGAACGCAGGAGCAGCGTAAGTCCACGCTTGGGGCTGGACGTCATGACATACAGCTCCATGAGAACCACGATTCCGGCCGAGATCGCGACCAGCCAGAACAGGATAAAGTAATACGTCTCGATCGTGTTGTTCGACACACTCTTCGTTAACTCAGTTTCGTTCATTTACTTATCGTGGTGAAGTTTTTCACGCAAATCAGTATCATGTTTCGGGTTTCCATCGAGGAACGAGTAGACCCGAGCCATTGCCCACTGTTCCTTACTCAACTTCCGACTATACGGGGCATTCACTCCCTTCTTGAACGTACCTCGCATTCGCACAGAGGTGGGATTGGTCTTGTATGCACCGATTCCGCGGTTGTAGACCTCTTGTAGAATCGCACGTGGCACATGCGAGATCTTCGACAGCTCGGCAATGGAATACCCGTGAACAGCAAGTCGATGTTTACGAAAGAACCGCAGACGATGAGTGCGTGCCTTCATTACTTACTGTCAACGTTTCACTTTATAGGAGTTTGGGGAGGCGATGGCGGCGGGTCTTGCGGCGTTTGCCACCTCTAGCAGGTAAGCCCAACATCTGTCGCTTGGCCGGTTCAGTGATTCGTCCACTTAGTGTTTTACTTGCTACAGTGACTTGAAGGACGAATGTTGCTAATCCCGTTCTACGTATTTCATTGTTAATGTGGTCCGTTATCTTTCCATATTTTTCCATGAACACCTTCCTCCTGTCTTCCCTCCACTTCCCCATACCGCCCGGATAACGTGCTATGTACGCATTCAGTTTCCGAACAAACTCTTCGCTCGCTTCCTTGAACTTTCCACCACGAGGATTGCTGATGATTTTAGTCAAGAGGGCATCCCATTTCCTTGGGTCTGGGGCAACGGTTTCGGGATTTACACTCTTCAGGTAAATATCGTCACTCTTGAGCTGATTGCAATGAGAATGTGCCCATGCATATTCCAATGAATACTTGTTCTGTTCTGCCTTTGAAATCACCCCAGTGGTCACCGCGTGTTCTGAATAGAGTGACAAAACTTGAACAGCATTAATAATTGGCAAAATATGCTCGCATTCAGGTGCACCTTGGTCATACCCCTCATGAGTTGCTTCGGGATCGATCGCCATTCCGCAAATCCAGCATTGACCTTCTTCACCTCCTGCTCCAGATCTACATTGCTCCGTTGGTTCGCTATGTTCCCAGATAGATCTAATTGTATGATTGTTAGACAACCATAATGCGATTCGTTCAGGTCCAAACTCTAACAGTGCAAACTCTTTCTGTCCCAGATGTTCCAATAGACTATATAGGGTTGATTCCGGAGATTCGGTTACGATTCGTTGATATTCCGCTTGAAGACCTGGAAGAAGCCGATCGTATTCTGCCTTATCTGTAATCATGCCCTCTGGGATATCTGTATCTATCTTCCGCGAAGCAGTCGTGAGATCCTTAAACAGTTCTGCAGCATCCTGACGAGTCTTCTTGCGTGCACTTTCGGCTTTCTCATCCGCTTCTAATCCACGTTTTCTCGTCTGCAGAGCTTGCAACCTTGGAGAAAGTGCTGAAACGGGGGCCGTTTCAAGTACCCCTGTCCTAGTTTCTGCTGCGATCGGATCCGTCAGAGACTCCTGCCGTTGCAGCATTACACTTTCGCTACACAACTTTCATGGATACCAACCTAAAAAGTATAATGACTAGTTTCAGTGAGTTGAGAGTTGATGCACGCTCAGCAACGCTTGCGATCATATGGTGGGTGTTTTTCTGTGCTTCATTTGGATTCTTTAAGATCATGCTCGAGGGTCTACCACGCCATGACGATGTCCTCAATCCTACACTCTGAGTCAGGCATCGCATCAATTGCCTTGTTCGCCTGTTCCAATGCGTCTGACTCCACAATCTCATCTGCACCCTCCGGCAACCGGGTCTCATCCACGAGGATGTTGACGAATCCAGTGCCACATGGTGGCTTCTGTCCGAACATGATATTCGCAGAGACGCCACGCATCGTATCATACTCAGAGGACACAGCCGCATCGAACATGGTCTTCGATGTCTCCTCAAAGCTCGACTTCGCAAGAACACCCGTCTCATTCTTCTTCATTCCGAAGCGGTTCACCGGCACGATGCGTCCCGAATAGGTCATGGTGTCGACAAGAACGCTCAGGTGGTGGTAGTTCACCTTCTCTGTGCTAAATACCTCATTGAACTCATCGAGTAAGCAGGTGCGTGCTGCCTCGATACCGAACACGGCATTAACCTCGTGGATATCGTTCGAGAAGGTGCGGTTTCCATCCACACCGGGGAACACGAGTAGATCGTGGAGATTTGTACCTTCCGTATCCAGAACATACTGGTCGCGAGTCACGTAGCCGCCCACCGTATCATCGTAGACTTGCTCGCTCTTGATCGTTCGCATGTGAACGCGTCCGATGCCGTCGACGCCAGAGAGGACCGTGTCAAGGATCTTGTCTTCCAGGAAGCGGATGTGTGTCGGGTTCTTGACAACGTTCGGATCGAAGGTGATGCGAACAATCAGGTTCTTCGCAGATGTATCTGACTTCACGCAGCGGAGGATCTGCGAATACTTGCCCGACAGAAGGGTCGTAACCTTCGTCAGATCGAGGATGTTGCGGGCATGCATCTCGACGTCATTCATCTCGATACGCATGATCCACGGTGAGCCGCACTCTGCTTCGTTCTCAAGGCTGAACTGGCGGTACTCTTCCAGAATGCCCCGGTCCTCCTCAACTGAGGTTCCGTTGGTCAGAGGGTAGGGATCGTAATAGATGCGGATCGACTTCGTGATGTCACGTAGCTTCGTGCGTTGAATGTTCTTCATCATGGCGATTGCCTCGTTCTGAGAGACAGCCCCAGCAAAGTACGCAGTGTTACCAGGACGCTTCGGGTTCGGAGACGCAGAGAGAAGCTCCTCAATACGCGGCACTCCGGACGTTGCGTTCGCCTTCGCGGTACCAGCAGAGTGGAAGGTGTTGAGCGTAAGCTGTGTCGTCGGCTCACCGATGGACTGTGCAGCCAATGCACCCACCATCTCACCCGCATGAACCTGAGACTTCAGGTAGCGGTAGCGAATGTCTGACATCAGCTCATCGAACATCACCTCCGTGAGACGGTGGACAAGGATGGCCTTCTTCGGTGCGAGGTAGAATCGCAGCAGGGCGTGGAACAGACGGTTGTTGGGGAAGTCGTTCATGAACGAAGTGATTCCAGCCACAACGTGGGCAGGAGTTAGATCAGTCTTGGTTGCGTAGGGGTTTGAATAGGTTGCGAGAAGACGCTTCAAGTTGACCGGTGCGAGAACCTGGTCATTCTTCTTGAATCGGAATACCGATCGCACAAGCATCTCGCGATCTGCGAGGATCTCGTCCACGAGGTCGGGTGACTCAGAGACCTCTGTCTTCAGGAATGTGTTAACTTCCGCAGGAGTCATCGCAAAGGTGCGGTACACATCCTCCATGGTCATGGTACCTAGCTCGAACGACTGACCCTCAACAGAGATGGAGTCAATGCCGTCCTCACCGTAGGCAAACTGCACAATGCTACCGGTCACATTGCGAACTGTACCATCGTGTTCGATGTGCTGATCCTCCATCGTCTTCATCAGACGACGCTGGATATAGCCTGTGTCTGAGGTCTTGACGGCTGTATCAATCAGACCCTCACGTCCAGCCTGGGCGTGGAAGAAGAACTCAGCGGGAAGAAGACCATTCACAAAGGAGTTCTGAACGAATCCGCGGGCCTCCACACCGTCGTCATACCGTGCGAAGTGAGGCAGCGTGCGGTCTTGAAGAGTATACTGAACACGCTTACCCTCAATGAGCTGCTGTCCGAGCAGGGCTACCATCTGCGTGATGTTCTGAGGGTTTCCCTTCGAGCCAGAATCAACCATCTGAACAATCGCATTATCCTTCGGCAGACTCTTGATCACCTCATCACTGATCTTTGCTGCGACAGCCTTCAATGCGGAGGAGATGCGGTCCTCCAACTCATCTCCATCCGAGGTGCTGGAAATGTTGACGAACATACCCCCGTGAACATCGGAGAGGATCTTGGACACTGCGGTACGTCCCTCGTCCAGCTTCTCAGCCACGAACTGCTGTGTCGCATCGTTCGCAATCAAGTCCGCAGTTCCTACCGAGAAGCCAGTGTACAGATTGAACTGCGTGACCACCGACTGGATGTCATTGATCAGCTGTCCGCATCGCTCGGGGCTGAAATCGTTGTAGACCACGTGAATCAGGTTGCTACATGCTGACTTCTTCATGATACCGGACATCAACTGTCCGTTCTCGATTGTCACCGCACCCTTCAACGTCAGCATGGGGAATGCAGTCGAGATCAGCTCGGCACCCGTCCAGTCGCGATTCTTCCGAGTGAACGTCCGCTTGATTCTGGCGAGGATGTTCATCGCGATCACCTCTGGAACTGCCACATTCGGCTGACTGATGCGGAAGACACCGGTCATCGTGTCCTGAAACAGCTGGATAATCGGACTGTTTGTGCGTGGACTGATGATGTTTCTTAATAGACTTGCTAGGTACTTCAGCTCTGTGGCTGAAGCGATGCTTTGTGGAACGTGCATGTTCATCTCCGTTTGGAGGACCCCTCAAGTTTCCAAGAGGGACGGACTATATCTTGAGCCGTATCCGGTTGACTAGACCTTCATATACGACCCGCTACCATTTAGTCTCTGAACCTTCTCCATACTCTGTCGAACGAGTGAAGGAGCTTGGCTGCGGATTGCCGATTTCGCCATAATTGGCTCATACTGAAGATTTTTACCATACCTACAAGTTTCCCTGTAGCCAGTATGTTGTTTCCAACACACCTTGGTACTTCAGTCTTTACGGGGTTCCCGAACAATTTGGAAGCGTTGCCGATGCTAAACTTTTTAGAAATTCAATTGCATGCGAGTGCAGTTCATCTGGAGTGTATCGTTTTCCGGCAAACCGCGTGGTGCGGTCGCCTACTTTAACTAGAATACATGTTTTGCGTCTCGTAATGTACGAGTCGATTTGGGTTACATCAATTTCCACGCCCTTAAAGAGATTGGTCTTATCGGCCATATGTTGGATTCTTGCTTTCTCAGAACGCAATTGCCCAATACTCTCATTACCCTCGAATAAGGTTTTGAGCGAAGCAGACATTTTTGCACGTGTTTCAAGAGAACGGGAGACGCAGCCGCCTCGCTTTCCAGCTGGATTTGTTTGTTCGGTTGGCACCTTGACATGTTCCAGAGTTCGTCCACCAGCTGTTAGGTTGTATCCGTTCGGATACATGCTGTTGGAATTCTGAATATGAAATGTCTCCCGTTCATTCAACTTGTCCAGCGGACACACCTCAATCAGCTTAACCGCGAATGCATCTTTACCATACTTTCGTATAGCAGAGTTCAGGTACCGACATTGATGTTTCTTTGTGTTACACATTGCTTCCGAGATGTGATCCTTAAATCGTCCAGTGTATCCAAATGGCATATATCGTGCGTGGTTTTTGCGATGAGATACAGTCTGTCCGACATACACCTTTTCATTCACGGTGTTTGTCATTATATATATCTCCCCAAGTACATGTTCGTTTGACTCCATTATTCTTTCTCGCATAGTTATGAATTTCTATTTCGTTTTACATCGACTAGGTAGTTATATCTATGTCCACGTTCATGCGGTCGTGGGCACATATGGGAGTTACACTGTTTATCATAGAAGGTGGTTCCCATAACCCTCTATGCAGCTACCTGTTGGAGACAAGATGAACTTTTATCTCCATCAAAATCAGCATTGTACGGCCTCGTTGCTGAAACATTCAGACGGAAGGTCGAATACGGTAGAACGCGAACACGGTGAGACATCATCGAAGCCTTGTGAAGAGAAGGCTGACGGTTAAAGAGAACCGAGTCACCGTCGATCAGATGGCGGTGAACCACATCACCCTCGCGGAGATCAATCGTGTCGGGGCTGACGTAGCGAAGGCTTACCATGCGGTTGTCCAATTTCAGAAAGACAGACTTCGCACCCGGATGCTTATTCGGACCGTTGCGAACATACGACATCAGACGGTCGCGGTTGTATACGTTCACGATCTCGGGAAAGGTCAGGTTCAATGCGATCTCCTCGGGAACACCCAGCTCATCCAGCTCAATGTTCGCATCCGGAGTAATGACTGAACGGGCAGAGAAGTCAACACGCTTACCCATGAGGTTACCACGCACACGTCCAGTCTTGGCACCGAAACGAGACTTCAACGTTCGCAGAGGACGTCCAGACCTCTGTGCAGCGGGTGCCAGACCCTTGATGTCATTGTCCACATAGGTGGCAACGTCATACTGAACCATCGCTGTATACTTATCGATCATCTCCGCAGACTCACCCTTGTCGAGCTTGTCGCGAAGACGCTGGTTGTTGCGAAGAATGTCAATCAGCTTATGGGTCAGGTCGTCCTCCATACGCTGGTTGTCGTC